AATGGCGCCCTCTGAGCGATTCGAACGCCCGACCCACGGAGTAGAAATCCGTTGCTCTATCCTGCTGAGCTAAGAGGGCAAAAGGTGGTGGGATTCTGTTTCCAAGTTCCCACCGGACTCATGTTAGGCTGCTAGAGCCAAACGAGATGCATTGTTATCGTTTGCATTTACGAGTTTACTTAGTCTCTTCATACCTTTACTACAACCCATCGAGCCTATTTCGCCCCCATCATAAACAGACTTGAGGTCGTCAACCTCAATAAAGTGTGACACAATCTGTTTATGGTGGAGGCGTGGGGTACTGCCCCCCAGTCTGGATCGTCTATTTTATACGCCTCAACAACCAAGCAATATATTTAGTATACTATAATTGTAAGAAAAGTCAAGAATTATTATTCAGTGACAATTCTTTTCCATTCGTTGTTGATCTTCAGCCATAGATGACCATCTTTACCAACAGACATAGCAACTCTGGTTTCAGAGTCAAAGTTCTGATCTGCCTCTACTTCCATACCTTTACCGATGACCAACTTATTGTTTACAGGAAATTGACCAACTGTTAGGTAGCCATGATCTGCCATGCTTTCCTTGGTAACCATATATTCTCCCCACTTCGGGTACTTGGGTGCAAACGTAAATGGATCACGAGGAGCAACAGGCGGCGGAGGTCTATGAGCAGTCAGCGTCATCAATGCCTTATCAGGAGCCATTGACGCTGGTGGCGCTTTTGCCATAGCCTCCGCCGCCATCAAAGCACCAATCGGTGCTGCTGGTAGGAAGGAAAAGAACGCTCTGCGGTTCATGGATACGAATGCTCCTTGATGAAGGCATCAGCATCAGGACGGTACATATAGTACCGTAAAACGATTGCGATACCTTCAGCAGTTTCCTTATGCATCCAAAGATCCTCAACCTCAAAGTCGCGAAGAGGATCTGCCTTACTCAACAAGCGAGCAATATCGTTCTGCTGAGAGATAAAATCTTCCTTCAGTGTTTCGACGATAATCTTATCAGCCACATCAATATCAATTTCAATTTTCATCTTCAATCTCCTGTTCCCAGTAACGGCAGTAGAAGTACTCACCGCATGCATCAATTTCTTTCTGAGGATATCCCTGCTCCAACAACCACTCAGTTAGAACCTCTGGTCGAGGATCTGGTACTGGCATAGGAAATCCATATTTCCAACCCGAAGGTGGATCAACCATCAGTACTGTTTTCTTTGTCATGATATTACCTTCATAATAATAGTGTTTTCATTGATACGATATTGAAGAGGTTTATCGGTAGTAAGATCTTCCATCAACTTCTTCAAGACTATTTTACCCCCATTTTTTAATTTGTCAAGCACTATTTCAGGTTTGCGGCCAGTACCTTTGCTGATACTTGTTGTTTCATCATAGCTGGTAATGCTTGTTCCCTTAACTTGGAGCCCACCACGATCAATTGCTCGGAACACAGTAACCACTTTGTATTTTGTATTGAATGTCCAAAGTTCCTGACAACCAATAATCTTTTCCGGATTGATAGAGGCTATCTTGAAAGTATTATCTTCCTTTTGAAACTTAAAGTTCTTGAGTTTCTTTTCGACAGAGACAGTGCGAGGCTTGCGAGGAGCACGTGTTTTCTTCGTAACATTACCATAGCTTTCGGCATCTTCGATCATCTTATTGAAGAAATCAATACGATCACGAAGTTGCTTTTTGGTCAGATGGCCATACGCTTCTTTGAGTTGAGGGTCCACACCCTCCAAAGTTTCAAGAAGTTCACCGAGACATGGCGAGTAATAATCAACAATAGCAGGGCAATAGACAGCAGGAATTTCCTTTGCTTTGAGCCATTCATAGAGAGAAAAGGGTTCTCCCTTATCGATTAGTTCTTCGATATCGCCAATGATATCATTCTGACGCTCGCGCATACGATCTTGAACAGAGGCTTTTGGAATTTCTGAAACCTCAGAAACCTTTGCCTTAGTAAGAGAATATGCAAACTTTTCCTCAAGAAAAACTTTAGAGTGAGCAGGAACCTCATACCCTTTATTGATTAGTCGAGCAATCCAGGCACAAGTAAGATTTACCCATGCATCGGGAACAGCCTTAAACTTCTTTGCTTCTGCGGCACGCCCCTGATTTTTTAACCATGTCTCAATATAATCCCTAGCATCCTTAGTATCACACATACAATTATACCAATTGCATGCAGAGGCAACCTCACCTTCGGTCATTGCCCCGAGAAACTCTAGCTCGTCGCCCATGTACTTACGGTTGACCAGATAGGTTTCGCTCCGAGAGATACGATTAACCTTTGGTTTTTTAGCAATAAGAGCAGCGCGACGAGCCATTGTTTTTCTCCTAGACGGCTTCTGCCATTTCGACAGCGAGTTCAAGAGCACGAGTCTTGACACCCTTATTATAGCCATACCAGGCAGAGGTAAGGCGAGTATCAGCCGAGCGACCTGCGAGATGGTCGGTCAGATAGGTCACGGCATTGAAGGGCTGCCACCAAGAACCTTCGGCATACTCAGCACCTGGCTGGGAATGGAGAATGCTCAGGGCCATTTCGGCATTCTTTGACATATCCTTGATCTTAGCCGAGCCAGAAACTGGGAAGATACGGCAGAAATATTCCACGATATCCTCATCCTTTGCCTTCTTCGAACCGAGGAACGAAGCCATTTCCTTATACTTGGCAAGCTTATTGGTAGCAATACCGAGCATATCCTTGACATTAGATGGGTCAAACACCTTACGATGAGAGATCTTCACCATACGTTCAACGGCACTATTAAGCGAGAGAGTCAGAGTGTTATTACAAACAACTCGGATCGGGGTGAACCGAACATCCGTAGAGAAGCCATACTTATGGAAGTTAGAGAAGAGCAGATACGAATCGATCTGATCGCCCTTGAACAGCTCAAAGGATTCCTTGATCTTGGCGAGACCCCAAACGATCTGCCCGTTCTTCAACGAACCTGCAGTATGCATTTCCATATCACCAGCGGCGACAAACTCATTGAAGAAGTCAAAGGCTTCGGCGTTCTGTACAGGATTCCAGTCATCCGAGACAACGTCAAGGACCGAATTATCACTAGAACGAACGAGTGCACTCTGCCCGATCGCAACAAATTCTTCACCAACAAGAGAGTATGCAGGAGACTTAGAAACCTCCCAGTCAAGTCCTGCAGCTTCCAACATCTGACTAGGAGAAAGGTCCGCAGGAACCTTAGTACCCAACCCATGCCATGGGGTCTCCCCGACATAGGCCATCTGATCCTTACCATTCACGTTTTCAATTTCATGCGCCATAACAAAGTTCCTCAGTTCTCATTCGTGGTCATCATCAACCAACAAATATAGTATACCCTTATTTTAATAACAAGTCAACCACTATTTTAATTAATATCTAAAATAAGTGTTTACGATCTCTTTAATCTGAGGCTCTGCCTCTTGGTAATATGCTTCGTCCATAATAGAAAGCAGTACCTCTTCATAATCCTCAATAGCAAGAAACTTCTTACAAAGAAAAAGATACTCTACTGCTGTTTTAGGGTTCTGAACTGGTATACCATTGATAAAACCAATATCGTCCTTCAAAGGAAAAGCAATAACGTTATCATCAGTGTTCATATCTATTCTCCATTATCATATCAACATATATGATTATACTATTGTTTGGTGTGTAAGTCAATCTCGAACTTTAAAAAGAGAAATTTTTCTGCCAGAAATTTTTTTATAATTTTTCCCAAAAAACACTGAGACGTTTGATGGTGTGCTGATGCGTTTAGAAACGTGCTGGGGTGTGCGGGATTGATCTAGGCATCCGGGTCCCCCTCCCGTGCCACACGCATTTGCCACAGGTCCGATCTATATAGCGATTTCACCAGCGCCGAAATTCGCGAGCGAGGGAAATACACAGCATGACCGTCATGACCGTAGCAAGCACCAGCAGCGGAGCGAAGACGAGAAACGTTTCGAAGCTTGACATTTATTAGTCCTCCGGGTATAATTAAAGCTCTTCAGTGATGCGTTTCACAGCGTATTTCGCGCCCTGATTCACACCGATAGCGAAGCAGATAAAGCCGAAGACGAGAGCAGAGAAGAGATAGGCGAGTTCCATAGCACAGCTCCTGTTATATGTCTAATGCTTCAGCAGCGAGACCGACGAGTCGTTCCTCGATCACACAGTAGCCACCGAGCGAGTCGATAGAGTCATAGGCTTGCTGGGCTTCCTCGCGCGAGAGGTAGACACCGAGACACTGATGGCCTTCGTATTCGTAGCCAACGAGAAGAACGTATACGGTCATAGTCAGCTCCTTAAGCAACAGAGGCGAACGAGACACCACCAGCGGTCATCTCAATCAGGTAGAAGTCAAACTCAACGATCGGGTCAGAGTCAGGGTAAGCACTGACGTAAGCCTCAGCCTCAGCCCGAGTTGCGAAAGAACCGATAGAATCAGGAAGCTCATCAGAGCCGTAGAACGAACCGTATACAGTGAAGGAAGTCATAGTCATCTCCTTTTCAACTTATATCCTATTCTACCGTCCGGACTGATTAAAGTCAAGGCTCAAACGAGAGCCTTGACATCAGCCTTAGAGAGAAAGCGAGGAGCCTTGAACGACTCAAGCGAGTCAATCATACCCGAAACCTCAGCCCGAGCCTCATCGGCGTCAAAGTCAGCTACGCCTGGTCCTTCCGGACGGGCGATCTGATTGTATTGCTTAGTCTTAGCTGAAACCGACTTCAACCGAGCCAAATTCGCAGCCTTGATCTTAGCAAGCTCAGAGTCAGGCAACAGAGACTTAGCAGCTACTTCCTTAGTAGCCTTGACCTTAGCCTTAGCAACGGCCACAGCCTTCACGGGCGACTTAACCGATTTGGCGCCAGTCAGGGCAAGCGTAGGATCAGCCTTCACCCGAATTCGGTAGCAGGCATATGCGTTCTTTTCGCTCAGTTCGCACTGCGACATAAGCAGAGGAATAACGTCAACCAGCGAGCGGGTAGCGTTCGCCTTCAGGACTTCGATCGCGATTTGGGTCTTCGTGAGCTTGGACATTTTTCAGTTCTCCGTTTCAAGTTACAAGATTATTCTACCGTTCGGACTGATTAAAGTAAAGCCCTAAAAGACAAACGGATCAAATTAATTTATAGAGCCTCAAACGGAAGCTCAGCAAAATCATCAGAACCTAGAGAATCTTCAGTAGCGATATAGTATACATTAGTAGAGTCAATAATATAGGCGTCACCATCAACACCAACTAAGAAACGAAAACCTTCAGATTCATAAGCATTATATTCATAATCATCAGAATATTCATCACCGATAAAGCGCTCAAGCAGAGCAATATCGGCAGCGGTCAACTCAAGCGCAGGAGTAAACTCAACGGCGTTCAGGACGAGGACTTCAGCTTCAGAATAGATCATTTTTTCACCTCAGGTTTCATTCAACTTATAAACCATCATACCTCAGGGACTGATTAAAGTAAAGCCTATTCAACTAGAGCCCAGCAATCAGCTTCAAGAATATAGGATTCAAGATTATCATCAATTAGGATAAGATCGTAACCAGGGTAGAAATCTTCGTTACTATCATTTTCTAGAATAAATTCGTACGCCGTTTCAAAATTAAAGCCACGGCCAAGTTCAATTATGTCAGAGTTGAGCTGTGCAATAAGGTTCATCAGTTTTCTCCTTCAGTTCATAATTCATTCTACCTCAGGGACTAATTAAAAGAAAGCCCCCAACCGAAATTATTTCGCTTTGAATTTAATCGGTCCTGGGGTATAATTAATGTTGGGTCGGCGTGATCCTATTGCGAGGGCCAAGTCGTGCGGCACTATAGTGAAGCTTGTGTTGCGCTTTATTGCTCTGTTACTGTGAGGGTTTTATTGTCAAGTTTATGTTGAACACCAACACAGCAATAGCACACGAGCGACACACGAGCAAAGCAATCGGACAGACCGATGATCGCTCACATTTCTAAAAGGGGATTAAAAATCCCTATCAAAAACACCACTATGATAGCCTATACCTATCATGATAACACCTATGATTAACTTCGGTTCAATAGGCATTACCTATGGCCATAGTATTCATCCCATTCATCTAGCGTCGTACCAGTCTTTATGAAGTGACGAGCATTCTTTGACGCTTTTTCGAAGGCTTCTGATAGTAATAGATCACCTCTCATATATGCATTATAGAGTGTTTCGAATTCTATTTGTTCATACTGGGGCAATTCTATTGTCCTAGGAATATTGTTTATTTGAGACCTTTTGGTAAACACTGCTGACATAGTTGGTCCGAAAGTTGGTATTAAAGTTGGTAGCCAAAATCTACTTGGTCCGAAGGTTGGTCAGTAGGATTGGTAGCGTAGTTGGTAGCGGAGCTTATGAAGTTGGTAGCGTTGTTTGGTGCCAGAGTAAAATTTAGTTGGTAGTGGAGTTGGTCAACTGTGATTGCCTGAATCAACTCTGGTTGTAGTTGGTTCATCTGGTTGTCGGCGAGTGTTCTTAATTGTATTACATTACTCATCGGATATCCCTATATTCTATGATGCAGTCTGGGTGAATCTTCTCAAACTCTACTATCGCCCGCATCGCGGCGCCATATGTAGGGTAAGTCTCTCTAAGGAATATCTGCTTGTTATTCCTTATCGTTACAGCGTGGGTGTTCTTGTCCTTCTTAATATTCTTCTGATCTATCATGAACGTCTCCCGCTGCTGTAATAGTTCATGTCTCGGAATTCAATAGTGTATCCGCTATCGTTCTTGATGTTCTCGTCCTCAACAATATCTAACATATCTAGCGCCTCCATATAGTCGCCAAATGTGTATCGCTTGACTATCCTGTTTCCCTTCATTACCGTAATCTCATATATCTTTGACAATCTAGTCTCCTATATCAATGGCACTCGGGACAGGCAACTCTTCTACCTCAACATACTTACACTTGTCGCGCTTGTCAATTACACTCGCCCAATGATCTGCTGAAACTCTATCGTGGAAATAATCATAACATGTCTCTGAATCCCAGTCGCCGTTCCTATCCCGAAAATACTCAATCCAGGATACTCTATACTTATATGGCTTCGGTAAATTCATAATGCCCTCGCTAATTCCTTGATGTGGTTGGCTCGCTCAGCAAATTGACACGCCACATATCCCATAACAGAAGCTCGAACTACTCGCTCCTTGCCGTCAGGTGAAGCGTATGCAGTCAGATTGAACCCAGAAGTCGAAAAGGAAGTGCTCTCATGACAATATGTATATGCCATGGATATCATAAACTCTCTCAAATCCTCCCAGCTGTCGTAACTCTCGCGAACAGATACGTTCATAATATATACAGCCTTCGCCGTGTACTCAAAATCGTGCTCGTCGATTCTCATGCAGCTCTCCTTACCGAAGGTGTTTCGCTATGCAGCAGTCCGTCAACTACGTCGTCCATATGTATTACTCTAAACGGGAATCGCTTATCGCTCGTCGATAAACAAAACTCGTCCTTACTCATCCAACTCTTCCTTGGGAGAATCTCTCCCGTGTACATGTCATATGCCTTGACGTGATAGGCAACTAAATGTCGCCTATCATATTGTCGGTTGCGAACTCTGACTGAGATAATCATATGCCTATCCTATCGACAACACGTCACGTTTGCCAGCTTTTCCCAGTTCGAACCCTGCTTACGCAAACTGCCAATCTTAAGCGCCATGCGAAGGCTCAACTCACGCAGCCGCTCGCTGTTGCCCTCAATATAAGCAACTACCTCATCACGCTGCGCTGGCGTCAAATCCGACAGCAGTCCCTGCTTGATTACCTGACGGATGCGAACCAAATAGTCACGGCGTGTCTTCATGGCAAGGTCAATATAATGGCTACGAGAAACCAGTGCCTGAAGATGAGGCGCCAGTCGGTGGCCTCGGTCAATCATGGCGTCGAAATCGTAGTTGCTGATAAAGATAATCGTACCCTCGAAATCAAAAGTACGGGGAACCAACTCAGCACTCTCGTCGTCAACCAGCTTGCCCTCGGACAACCAACTAACACGGCGTCGCTCAGTCGTATCACATACCGCCTTGAGCAAGTTAAGGCTGACGTCATCGAAGAAAATGGCGTCGGCGTCGTCGAAAACGATAACACTATTCTCGTGACGGTAATGATACAAAAGCTTCACAAGGCCAGTGGCGCGAACGTAACCCTTGACGATGATATGATTGGCGCCCTCTGGGTCCCACTGAGCCAGGCGCTTCTCTACCGTGAAGCTCTTGCCCAACCCAGCGGGACCAGACACGATCAAGGCGCGAGCATTACCTACTACGCAAGCCTCGGTCAGTGTATCAAGAATATCAAAACGCTCGCCGATGCGTGCGTCAACCTCAGCATCCGTCTCGCGGGTAACTGGCTCATAATTTACACGCACCGGAGAAAACTTCTCGGCTCGTTGCTTACGTACATATTGACCCTTTGGCATATTACATCTCCTCAGTTCATAATCTAATAATACCCCAGGGACTAATTAAAGTCAATCGCCGTCGTCGAGATAATTCTCGTCGTCGCTCCATCGGCTCTCGGGGTATAGATAGAGCTCAAGGCACGCCACGGCGTCGGCTACTGCCGTAAGAGCGTGCGCCTCCTCAGATCCAGGCTCGGCTCCCATTAGCCTATGACAGACCGACAAGAGCTCGCGATTCAGCCGCTGGATGTCAACAACCATCTGTACCCGATCAACGATCATTCTGTGCCTCCTCGAGCTCTCTCTCTTCGGCTTCTACCTGAAGCTCTTCGAAACGTTGAAGATACAACTGAGCCAGAACAGCCAGACGGTGCATCGCTCGGTCCTCGTCTCCGCTGTCTATATCGTTGATAGAAGACATATCTTCTAGTGCGTTCAAACAATCCTTGAAAGCCAAGGCAGTGTTATAGAAACGGCAGTAGGACATATTAGCCATTATGCATTCTCCTGTTCTTGAAAGGACTGACATACATCAACCAGATACTTCTCTGCCGTTGGGTAGCGCAGAGCCTGACTGATTACTACCTTAACGCCACCAGCGTGTGTGATTCGGTTAATCTCCTCGCACACACAGTAGAGTGTATAACCATCAATCTCTGGGTGACGGTCGAGGAATTCATGAACGAGGGAACGAGACATCTTTGGCTCCTTTCATCAACTTATAACCAAGTATACCCCACGGACTAATTAAAGTCAAGCCTCCATCAAGATCGGTACAGGCTTGAAGTACGGGCGACCTCGCTCGGCGTAAGTCCACTCCTTGCCGTCGTAAAGATAGAAGAAGTCGCAGTCGCTGTAGTGGCTACGGAATGCCGTGGCGTCAGCGAAGTCCTTAGCAGGGCAGTTCTCGCTCCGATCACGACCGTAGGCGGTAGTCATCTTACCGTACGCATCATCATAAGCCTGAGGACTCAGATTAGTCATATGACAAGAGAACGGATGCTTAACACCAAGCTCCTCGCCAAGCGAAGAGATATCGCCAAGCTCTAGCAGATCTAGCAGCTTATACGTGTCGTTGTAGTGCTTGACTAGCGTAGCTCCTACGCCCTCGAGATAGCCATCCCAGTGGCAATAAACTGCGGTAATAGATCCGTCATACTCAACGAAGCCGATAGCGGAACGAGTAGCCATGATTATTCTCCATCCTTGGGGGCACGCACTTCCCATGCGGCGATCAGAGCCTCATAGTTAATGTCGTAGGGCAGGTTCATACGGGACAAATCCTTCAGAAACTGGATCTTGTCCCAAACGGTCTCAAGCTCGTCAAACGCATCAAAGATGAACTGCTTATCCATTTTGTTTCTCCGTTTCAAGTTATAAGTAATCATACCCTACGGACTGATTAAAGTCAACTATCAAACGTATGTTACCAACTCAGTATAATTCCAAACACGCCCAAACCTCTCGCTTGTACGCTTCACCTCGTAGATAGCAATCTTCGCGGCGTAGGCATCTGCCTTATTCGTAGTGCCTTGGCGCCGAGAACCAAACACTTTGCGAGGTCCAAGGTAGAAAGTGCGAATCGAGTAGCGTTTACTGGTGCGCTTCTCCAAATCCTTAAGATCAGCGCGAGTGCGAAGGCGAACAGCGTCAAGCTTCTCAAGCGGAATTTGAATGTATGTCATTTCTCTCTCCTCATCAACTTATAACCAAGTATACCCCACGGACCGATTAAAGTCAACTGCGCTCCAAATCGTCCAGCAGTTTCTCGAGGTACATTATTTCCTCATTCACACCAGTACGGTATCCGAGCTCACCACGAGACAAATTTGCCAGATCAGAATCAAATGTAGCCAGCAGCTGACGACTACGATTCAACCTACCGTACAGTCGTTCCTTGATTTCATTAACTACCTTCTCTGGGTCTTTTGAAAAGAATCCTTCGGTCATTAGCAAAGCTCCGCTGAAGTGTCATACCAGTTGTCGGTTTCGAAACGGCTGTCTGCATCCAGATCCATCCGGTGCTCGCCGTAGTAGCCATAGTATTCCTCATCAGTCATCAGATCAGGACAGACAGCCCACAAGTCGCCGTCCTGAGAGAGGTGCCACACATTGCCTTTCTCGTCAACAAAAGTAGCAGCCCCAAGCACAGCATCCCACGCATCCCAATAGTGCTCATGATCGGGTCCAGCGGCGAGAATTTCGAGATCTTCGGCTTTTACGCCATCCCAGTGCGCACCGAAATCAGCGAAGTCGCGAGGGATATAGACGCCACGAGAATCAGACAGCAGCAGGTTCATACCAGACATTTCGTTTCTCCGTTTCAAGTTATAACCAATCATACCTCAGGGACTGATTAAGGTCAAGCGTACACTGACTCAGCGAACCAGTTTGCCTCAACCATCTCAACACCCATCTCATCAAGAGAAATTACCTCAATCACTTCATACCCACCCATATCACCCCAGCGAATATATCCTTTGACAAAGTCAATTGCTTCGAACAAGTACTTTGAGCTGAACAGAATGTTCTCGCTTTCGGTAGCGTAGTCTCCGTAAACTGTGTAGATCATTTTTCTCTCCTCAGTCAGTGGCCCAATCGTTAAGCTTGTATTCCCAGAAGTCAGCGTAGTTCTTGGCTTCCTCACCAATCTCAGCTACGGTCATCGCCTTGATGTAGTAGCCACCTTGCTTCGCCTTGATTTCCTCAAGCTTGGCAATCAGAGCGTCAATGCCTTCATTCATTCTTTCGTCTAACAGAGTCATTCTTCGCCTCCTCATCAACTCATACATTATATTACCCCAAGGACCGATTAAAGGCAACCATCAAATTTCGATTGACTTTAATTCAAACGTGGGTATAATCATTAATGTGATTACCATGGATAAGTAGTTTGTACAATATCAATGGGTGAATGCGATGAACAAAGAAAAGATAGTATGGATTACTGGAGCAAGCTCAGGTATAGGCAAAGCAACAGCAATCGAATTGGCAAATAGAGGATATACTGTTGCTATTACCGCCCGAAGAGTAGAACTATTGAGAGAAATATCTCTCAAATATACAAATGTATACGTATACTCTGGTGATGTTACTGATAGAGAATCTATTAAAGATCTAGTCGAGAGAATAGAATCAGAGCTTGGGGCAATTGATATTGCCATACTAAATGCTGGGGGTATATTTAAAAACAATAAAGGAGACATGTTCGGAGAGTCATACCGTGATACATTCGAGTTGAATTACTTCGGTACACTTAATTGTCTTGAACCACTTGTTGTTAGTATGACAAAGAGAAATGTTGGTCACATTGCTATAATGACATCTATCTCTGGGTATGGTGGGTTGCCTTTGCTTTCTCCTGCATATACTTCTTCGAAAGCAGCGCTGATCAATTTGTGTGAGTCGTTGGTCACAAAGTTGGTCAAGAAGAATATAAAACTGCAAATGATTGCGCCTGGATTTGTGCATAGCGATCTTAATCTTGGCAATAAAATTGTTACTCCGTTCATTATGTCGGCGGAGAAAGCTGCAGTTGAGATCTGTGATGGATTGGTCACGAACAAATTCGAGATTGCTTTTCCAAAATACACAGCTGTGTTATATCTCAAGCTTTTGAATATGCTACCGTATTGCTTGTATTTTTGGGTTCTCAAAATTTCTCTTAAGATATATCGAATGTTGGTTGCCTTTAAATAGTCCCGATGGTATAATTGGTTATCAAACACAGAGGAGGTAAGAATGAATAAGCATAATCCAGTCGCGAAAGCTCTTGCTTCCAGTAAGTTCAAACAGCGTATTGTCAAGGCAAAAAAAGGAAAAGGATCATACACTCGGAAGGGCAGCAAATGTCATTGAAAGAATGGTTGTTGTTCTTTGTGTATGTTTTTTGGATGCCAATATTAGTGTTGGTCACCATGTTGGTTTTCTTTTATTTCGCTTGACTATCGTGAAAATAACATATATAATATGAGAGAAATCAGGAGAGTGACATGAAAGCCAAGATCAAAGTTGCTTACACCTTCAAAGACTTAAACAAAGAGAGTCTTAAGTATGGATTGGTTCGCGAACGTACCAATCGGTTTCATTCGATACACGAAGCTATGGATTTCGTTCGTCGTTTACAAAATGTGTCTGTGAATGGTATCCAATTAATCGGTAAACCTATCATCGAAGCATAAGGAATAGCAAAGATGAAGAAAATCTTAATCGCATCAGTAATGTTGGTCACCATGGTTGGTCAGGCTTCTGCTCAACATTATCAGCGTAGGCATTACTCTCCGCCTCGTCAGCATCATGGTAATGCTGGTGCGTGGGTTGCCGGCGCGATTGGTCTGGGCGTTCTTGGTGCTATCATCGCGAATGAATCGCGTAGGTCTAACTGTTATGATGAACTCGCTGGTTACGATCGTTATGGTCGCGAGGTTTGGCGCTCTTACTGCAACTGAGGAGATATATTATGGATGATGGAAAGTACAAGTGCACTTACACTCTTCAGTGTGAGTACGAGAATGTTGATCTAAAGGACGAGCCAACGCATAGTCTAATTCATATTGCGTTCGATGGTACTGATGCGCATATCGATACAGTGGTAAATCAGTTTGCTACCTTCTTGAAGGCAGCTGGTTACTCGTTCGATTATCTAGATGTAGTAAAGAAATGATTATCCCCACTAAGTATAATGTTGGTCACACCTTCTGGGTTCCACGTTGCGTAATCGAGTACTCTACCGAAGAGATGCACTTCGAAGGTGAGACTTGGTCACGTGAGGTGGTCACCTATGTTGGTTACGCCAAGCAGAAGAAGGTGATCAAAATTGTCGCTTCAACAACTAGGAGTGGAGAAGGTATTCACATCCAGTATTATGTTCTAAATACAGATGATGAGATCAATTCAATGTCTCAGGTGTATTCACAGGATGACATCAACGATTACACTGAAGAAGAAGCACTAAGTATTGCTAAAGAATACGAAGAGCAAGAGAAAGAATACTACGGTAACTGAGAATATTCGGGGTTAGTTTAATCGGTAGAACGAAGGACTTTGAATCCTTTGGTCGAGGTTCGAGTCCTTGCCCCCGAGCCAACTTTGGAGATATATGATGAATGAAGTTGACTTAACAAAGATACAGTTGGTTTGGACACAGGATATCCTGACTAGGATCAAGACAATCCTCGATTCAAAAGGTTGGACCGAGGATCAGAAGTTGGTCAGTATCAACTGGCTCGTCAAGCAAGCACTCAAGAAAGAAGAAGATTAATCTTTTTTCTCTGCTGCTTTCTTCGCTTCGTTCAAGAACTTATATACTGAATTCATATTCTTCTGGCATTCTGTATTCTTAGAGTGCAGTTCGATTATAAGCTTGGCGACCTGAATGTCGGTTAGAGTTTCTGTATTGGGAAAACGTCTTACATTTTGACAGTAGAACATAGTTCGGTCTGGTATAACAACCTGTAACTCTGTCTTGGTCAATACTTGTGGTGGGAGAGGTTTAGCACAACCAGCAAGAGTTAATAGAGCAATAGAAGCAAATAGTACTCTCATTTTACATGGTCCTTCAACTTGTTTATTGTGTCTTTAAGTATCTGAGAAGATTTTCTATCTGTTTCAATCACCTCTTTCTTGTCTAGATCAGCGGCGATTGATTGCATATCTTCTTTAAATACTTTCTTAGCAGCTTCATTCTCTGCTTGTATCTCTTTCTGTTTTACTTCTATGTTGGCGAGCTTCTGTTGCATCTCTTCTTTATCTTTGATGCTCTGCTCTAGTTGTTTTTGATTATATTCTAGAAGAGCTTCTCGCTCAATTCCAGATCTCCAACTGTAATAACCTGCAGTAAGAGCGCCAAAAACGAATATACCAATAAATATATAGAGTTGAATTCGTCCGAACATTGTAACCTCCATAAACACAGGGTATTTATATGAAAGTCTATATTGGTCCATATGTTAACTGGATTGGCCCATACCAGTTAGTTGATAAGTTGTTTTTCTGGACAGAGAAATATCCAAATGATGAACTTGAAGAGAGATGGGATTACAGAGCCAAAGATAAGTTTGGTGATTGGCTTGCTGATACTTGGGTGAATAAGTTTCTTAACTGGGTTTACTCTAAACAAGAACGTAAGATCAAGATTCGCATTGATGGTTATGATATTTGGTCAATGGATCATACTCTATCATTGATTGCACTTCCTATGCTTCTTAAACTAAAAGAAGTAAAACACGGTTCTCCATTTGTTGATGATGAAGATGTTCCGGAAAATCTGCGTTCAACCTCCGCACCAGAGTTGACTGAAGAAGAAAAGAATTTCGGTCATTCAGATGCATTTCTACACGATCGTTGGGCATGGGTGCTTGATGAAATGATTTTTGCTCATGAAAGTCAAAACAATGACTGGCAAAATGATTATTATGATCGTAAAGATTACGAAGGAATGCGCATCATTGAGAAAAGAATTGGTAATGGGTTTCGTTTGTTTGGTAAATACTATCAAGGACTATGGGACTAATGTATATTCAAATACCAGAATCAGTTGTCAGAGAAAGTGCAGAAGCTTGCAAAGACGATGATAGAAATAGTTTTCTAAAAATATTAAAAGCAGCAGATGAGTTTAGAGCTGCAGAAATGACTCCAATATTTCTATTAGATCAAATATTTAAAGATCTTGTCGTTGTTGCATTGGAAACATATCAAAAAAAATTACATTGACCCCTTGAATTATATTGCGTCGCAACCTATATAATACTATGAGATGCCAGTCGGGTCTCATTAATTTAAACTCTCGCTTAACAGGAGAACTACTATGAATACACCATATCGTTTCGACCACACATTCTCAGACCTTGCCAAGTTTGATAAGTTTTTAGTTGGTTCAGATAAGTTTCTAGCTAAGATTCAAGAAACTGCTGAATTAATGGCTAACTCCGCCGCATCTTCAGGTTATCCTCCATTTAATTTAAAAAAGACAGACGATAATGTCTATGTGATCGAAATGGCAGTCGCTGGATTTGGCAAGCAAGATATCGAACTTACTCTTGAGGAAAACAAACTAAAGATCGCTGGTCATACGACACTTGATACTATTACAGATGATGGAGTCAATCAACACTTCCTTCACAAAGGTATCTCTGATCGTCCATTCACCCGTACCTTTACATTAGCTGACAATGTTGTTGTGAATAACGCTAAAATGGTAAATGGTATGCTTAAGATCTGGTTGGAGCATATTATCCCAGAGGATAAGAAGCCAAAGAAGATCGACATAGAAGAAGAGGAAGCAACTACTTCAAAAAGAGTTGCTAAAAAATAAATGCTAGAATTATTTGCCTATCCTATCAACCAGGCATTTACTTGGTTGAAGAGATCTGTTGCATATAATCAGGCTTACAACGAGCTTGATAGGCTAACAGACAAAGAGTTGGCTGACTTGGGAATTAGCCGTAATGAAATATATCATGTTGTTGCGAATACATTAAGACAGCGAATACCAAGTCAGTCTTTCTAACGATAAATAACGGGGAATCAACTTCCCCGTTTCTTTTTTATGGAGATTATGTATGGATAATGTATTTTTTAAGTTGTTGAATCATCTTGAAAACTCAGATAAAATAGTTTTTCACAACGGTGATAAAAACGTCACTGGCAATCAATATAGAAATTTAATCATTAGTTTTGCTTTACGATTGAAGAAACATGGAGTTACTCGTGACTCTGTTGTTGCTCTTGATGTTTATGGCATTATGGTTGGTACTGCTCTTTCTGTCGCATGTGGTATGATTGGATGCACTTGGGTAAAGTATTCTCTTGATTCTGTTGAAATAGCTGAACAGTTAGGTATCACTCATATATTTCATGAATCTCCTTTAGAACAATACAAAGGTACTATCAAAAAAGTTCCCTTGACACAATACTGGTCTAAAATACCAGATGATATTGAACCTACATTTTTAAGTTATGACGATGAAAATAAGCCATTTTTAATTGGGTTTTCATCAGGCACAACTGGCAATGCGAAACCAATCTTTATATCTTACAGAGAATTTTTTGAAAGAGTTGAAAACAATTTTGATATACAATTTGAACATATAAAATATGGCGCTTTCTTATTTCAGCCATTAAAGACAACAACTCAATATAAAATTATTGGAATGATGTTGAATGATATTCCTGTCGTGTTTAATATTAGATATGAAGATTTAGAGAAATATCCAAGAGTTCATATTGTTGGGTCGCATGGACAAATTGATTATTTTATTCGTGACCGTAAACCACCAGAAACATTATTTCAAGCAACAGTTGATTTATCTGGCGGAGCTACAACTATCAAATATCTTGAAAATATATTCAAACATTTTGATCAAGTTAATATCGGGTATGGTGCAACAGAAACATCAAGAACAACAAACAAAAGATTATATTCTATTGATGAATTCAACGGTTCTTCTGGATATCCATTTGATGATGTCGAATTTAAATTTGGAGAAGATGGAACTGTAATGTTAAAAACGCCAAGAGCTCATAAAAAAGATGTCGAATGGTTTGAACCAGGAGATCTTGGTTATATGGAAAATGGCGAGCTGTTTATTACAGGTCGTAAGAACGAACAGATGAATATTGGCGGTGTTAAAATTGACCCTAACTCTATTGAAAATGAAATAAGAACGATAGTTGGTGTATCTGATTGTATGGTGTTTATTGATGAAAGACAGACCGTAGAATATCAACTAAGTGTTCTTGTAGTTGCAGTTGATGCGGAAGTTTCAAGACAGATACACGAAAAGTGTCATAATAAATTTGGTATATCTAAGATACCACAAAATATATATTATGTCAAAAAACTCCCAATGATCGAGGGCGGTAAGAAGTCAAGAAAACTTGCTAACGATGCTATTAGAGATTTTAAACATACAAAATATGTCTATGTATACAATTAAATAAATAACGGGGGAGAGATCTCCCGTTTATTTTTGTTAGGAGCTCTTAATGTTAGTATCATTCGAACAACTGAATGAATTCTTTGAGGACACTGACGAAGAAATTATACAGCAGTATGTAGAATACTTGAACGATGTTATGGGATTTTATGAGATTAATAATAAGCAACGCATTGCTATGTTTCTCGCGCAGGTCGGACATGAATCAGGTGGTCTAAGAACCATCAAAGAAAATCTAAACTACTCAGCCGATAGACTGAAAGTAATATTCCCAAAGTATTTCCGTAATGTTAATCCAGCACCATATGCTCGTAATCCGGAACTGATTGCTAATCTTGTTTATGCTAATCGCATGGGCAATGGCAATGAAGCATCTGGTGACGGTTACAGATACTGTGGGCGTGGTCTCATCCAATTAACAGGCAAGTCAAACTATCAGGCATTCGCCCAGGATATGGGTTGGACACTTGAAGATGCAACTGCATGGTTAGCAGAGCCAGAAGGCGCATGCTGGTCTGCTGGTTGGTTCTGGGATTCAAGAGAACTAAACCAGTGGGCGGATAAAGGTGACGTACTTACTGTAACTAAAAAAATTAATGGTGGAACTATAGGTCTTGAAGATCGCAAATCTCATTATGAAGCCGCACTCGAAATATTTTCATAGGAGATTATTATGCCAAAATTCGGACAAGACCCTGGTGCAGAACCAGTAGCAAAGCCAGCAATGGATGAGATACCAGCTGCAACTAAAGGCGCAGCTGCTGCTATCCCAACAACGTATATGGATTCAGGTCCACGTTATTCTTCTCCTATGGGCGCAGCACCACAGGTTCAGCAACTATCACCAGAAGCACAACTGGCAAAGATAGATCTTGAAAAGCAACAGTGGGAAAAGGAAAGCGCAAAGCAAGACGAACACTGGGCAAAGGCATACTGGCGTCCAGCAATGGGCTGGCTCTATATGCTTATCTGCTTGGTTGACTTTGTTGTATTCCCTGCTATCTCTATGTTTCTTCCTATTGTTACTAAGCTTCCATATGTCGCATGGCAATCCCTTTCATTATCTAATGGTGGACTGATTCATATGGCGTTCGGTGCTATTCTTGGCGTTGCTGCTTATGGTAGAACACAAGAGAAGGTAGCAAGTAAGCAATAATAACTTGCCTTTTACAGTATAATATAGTATAATGATATTTGTTCATGGGGGATATTATGAAGTTTTACACGTTTGTTCAACAAAGAGGTGATAGAGTATATGTTCGTGGTTATGAAAATGGCAAACGTGTAGAATATATTGACAATTACAAGCCCTACCTTTTCCTCCCAAAGAAGGATGGAAAGTATAGAACACTTGATGGTAAGCCCGTAGATAAACTAATGTTTGATGGCATTAATGACGCCAAGGATTATATCCAGCGTTATGAAGGTGTAGCAAACATGGATATCTATGGGCTTACTGTTTTTACCTATCTTTATATCTATGACAAATATCCAGGAGAAATACAGTACGACCCATCCATGGTATCCGTTGTAAGTTTGGATATTGAGTGTGCTGCTGACGAAGGTTTCCCAGATATTCAACGAGCAGATAAAGAAATTACTGCTATTACTTTGCGCAAGAACGGCGAAAGCATTGTGTTCGGTTGCGGCGAGTATAAAGAACATCAAGAAAAGATAACTTACGTTCGTTGTAAGAGCGAATATGAATTGCTTGATAAGTTTATCAAGGTATGGAACTTTGGTACATGGAAACCAGATGTTGTTACTGGTTGGAATATTGAGTTCTTCGATATTCCTTATCTGGTTAATAGAATTAAGAAGATGCTCGGGGATGCTGAAGCAAAGAAACTTTCTCCTTGGAAAATGCTTGATGAAAAAGAAGTAACATTCAAAGGCAAGTCAAACCAAACCTATACTCCATTCGGTATTGCTGTTCTTGATTACTATCAGTTGTATCGTAAGTTTACTTTCGGTAATCAAGAATCATATAAGCTAGATTATATCTCTCAGGTGGAGCTTGGTGAGAAGAAAATTGATTACTCTGAATATGGCTCATTGCTTGAATTATATAAGAACAACTTTCAAAAGTTTATTGAGTATAATATTCATGACTGCGTTCTAGTTGATAGACTCGAGGAAAAGCTAAAGTTTATCGAGCAAGTAATGGCGCTTGCCTATGATGCTAAGGTGAACTACAATGACACATTAACAACAGTGAGATCATGGGATGTTATCATTCATAACTATCTGCTTGATCGTCGCATTGTTATCCCACAGTTCGAATCTTCAAAAGAGCAATTTGAATTAGTTGGTGGTCATGTTAAGGAACCAAAGATTGGTTTGAGTAAGTGGGTTGTGTCATTTGACTTAAACAGTCTGTATCCGCATTTGATTATGCAGTATAACATCAGCCCCGAGACTTTCGTTACTCGTCTTCCAAGCATGAGTACACTAGATATCTTGGTTTCCGGAAATATGAAACATAACTGTGAGCATGCGATGGCAGCTAATGGTTGTATCTATCGTAAGGACAAGCAAGGGTTTCTTCCTGCGCTTATGGAGAAAATGTACAACGATCGTGTTGAATATAAGAAGAAGATGATTGAGGCTAAGAAACGATATGAACAAACACACTCTCGTGAAGATGAGATGTTGATTGCTCGCTATCACAATATGCAGATGGCCAAGAAAATTCAGTTGAACTCAGCTTACGGTGCATTGGGCAATAGATATTTCCGTTGGTTCAGCTTTAACAATGCTGAAGCAATTACAATGTCTGGGCAGCTGTCCATTCGTTGGATTGAACGTAAGATGAACGAATATATGAACAAGATATGTAAATCAACTGGTGTTGACTATATCATTGCATCTGATACTGATTCTATCTATGTAACATTTGATAAGTTAATTCCTCCTGGAAGCGACGAGCTTGAAGCTGTTAAGTTAATCGATCAGTTCTGTGAGAAAAAGATTCAGCCATATATTGATTCTTGCTATGACGAGCTTGCTGGTATGATGAATGCATATCAGCAGAAGATGCAAATGAAGCGAGAGACTATCGCCAACAAGGGCATCTGGAAAGCAAAGAAGATGTATATCCTCAATGCTTGGAATGTTGAAGGCGTGCAATATGATAAGCCGAAGCTGAAAATTCAGGGCATCGAGGCTGTTCGTTCATCAACTCCACATGCTTGTCGTGAGAAGCTTAAAGAAGCTTTAAGTATTATCATGAATAAGGAAGAGTCTGACCTTCAAAAGTTTATTTCTGATTTTCGCATTGACTTTATGGATTTACCATTTGAAGATGTAGCGTTTCCAAGAGGAATTAAAGGTATAGGTAAGTATACAGACCACGCTCAAATTTATAAGAAGGGGACACCAATTCAAGTTAAAGGTGCTTTGTTGTTCAATCATATGCTAAAAGAACATAAGATTAAATCAATTCCTCCTATTATGGATGGAGATAAGATTAAGTTTGCTTATCTTAAAATGCCAAATCCAATAAAGGACACTGTTATCGCTACTTCTGATTATCTTCCAAAAGAATTTAAATTAGATAAGTATATTGACAGAGATATACAGTTTGATAAAGCATTCCTCGAGCCTTTGAAGTCTGTTACTTCAATTATCGGCTGGGAAGTAGAACAACGCTCAACTTTAGAAGGATTCTTTTAATGGCATCTTCAGATGAAGACTTTGGCTTCAGTCTTGTTTCAGAACAAGAATTAAAAGCCCATGAAGAACTACTCAAGAAAAAGGTTGAAGAACAATCTCAAGTAGTTCAACAAACAACTAAACAAATGGAACAAAACTCTATTGAGCTTCAAGGCAAGCTAATGGGATTACGTAATATGATTATGCCTTTGCTTCTTAACCTATCTAAAGACCCAGAGAAAACGTATATTCTTTGGCCAGATAGAGCTGAGAAAATACAGGCATTTATCAAGAAAGTTGATGATTATATAAAAGAATGATACATTATCTAGCACTATTGACGGCGCTGGCTGTTTCGACAGTTTCAGCATATTATTCCATATTGGGTCTTACAGCCATATTCTCCTCAGCATTTATTCCTGTTGTAGTTATGGGTGTAACTCTCGAATTAGGTAAATTGATTACAACCTCCTGGTTATACCGTAACTGGGATACATGTCCAATTCTATTGAAATCATATTTAACTAGTGCTGTTGTTATTCTTATGTTTATATCCAGCATGGGTATTTTTGGATTTCTATCAAGAGCGCATATTGAACAAACATTGAATATTAATACTGGTCAAGCCGATCAGGTTCAGATACTAGATCAAAAGATAGATTATTTAAAGCAATCCGTTGCTGACTTGGATAAACAGATAGCTCAGATTGATGCAGCTATCACAAAATTGACAGATAAAGGGCAAGCATCAACCTCTCTACAGGCTGCTGATAGACAAAGAAAAACAAGAGACAGCCTAATTAAAAAGAAAGCAGAATATGTCAAAGATATTTCCAATGCCACAACAGAAAGAGTTGGACTCGCCTCAGGAATTAAAAAACTCGAAGCCGAAGTTGGACCTCTCAAATATATTGCAGAGATGGTCTACTCCTCAGCAGGTAACGACCAGCTGGAAAAAGCAGTCCGTATGGTCATTATTCTTCTGGTTCTTGTTTTTGATCCTCTTGCTGTTCTCCTTCTTATTGCAGCTAACCATGGGTTGGGACAAATAAAAAGCTTGCCTGAACCCAAAAAACATAGTATACTTAAGATTGATGATGAAGTATTAGGAGCAAAGAATGTCACTTAAAGATCGTTTGATTAAGAATTCTACAATTGACTTGACTGCTACGCTTACAGATAGTAAGATCTTTACCAAGAAGGATATGATTCCTACATCTGTTCCTATGATCAACGTCGCTCTTTCTGGTACGGTTGATGGTGGTATCACTCCTGGCTTGACTATGTTGGCTGGACCATCAAAGCACTTCAAAACTGGTTTCGCACTACTGCTCGCTTCCTCGTTTCTTAAGAAGTATCCTGATGGTATCATCCTGTTTTATGATTCTGAGTTTGGTACTCCTCAGTCTTATTTTCAAACGTTCGGTATTCCTTTTGATTCTGTGGTTCATACACCTATCACAGATGTCGAAGAGTTGAAGTTTGATATTATGCAGCAGATGAAGCAATTGACTCGTGACGACCATGTTATGATTGTAATTGACTCTATCGGTAACCTTGCTTCTAAGAAGGAAGTTGATGATGCTCTTGATGGTAAGAGTGTTGCTGATATGTCACGTGCTAAGCAGATGAAGTCTCTTTTTCGTATGATCACACCTCATCTATCCCTCAAGGATATTCCTATGGTTGTTATCAATCATACCTATAAGGAAATTGGATTGTATCCAAAGGATATCGTTGGTGGTGGAACTGGTTCGTATTACTCATCAGATGCTATTTGGATTCTTGGTCGTCAGCAGGATAAGGATGTTGATGGTATCAGTGGTTATCATTTCGTAATCAACGTGGAGAAATCGCGCTATGTTAGGGAAAAGTCGAAGATCCCAATCACCGTTTCTTTCGAAGGTGGTATCAATCGCTGGTCTGGCTTGCTTGATGTTGCACTTGATGGCGGTTATATCGTTAAGCCTAAGAATGGCTGGTATGCTACCGTAGACAAGGAAACTGGAGAAGTCCGTCAGCCAAGCATGCGTGCCGGAGATATTGTAGATAACAAGAAGTTCTGGATGGATATGTTTAGTAACACTGACTTTGCAAAGTATATCGAAAATAAGTACAAGATGGCAACTGGTACAATCATGGAGGAAGACGATGCCGAGTAAGATTATTTCTAAATTTTGGGATGATGATCATAAAAAGCAAGCAATAGTATTTGTTGATACTAAAACTTGTTCTTACTTCGTTGAATTTTTTCTTGATAATAAGTTGATTGAAACTAGAGATTTTCCAAATAACAGCCTTTATTTTGTAGAGGATGCAGCGGAAAATTATACTCTTGGTATATTAAATGTCCAAGCTTCTTAATTATACAGCACCATTAAGACCCTCGGTGGAAGTGGGTTCACCGAGATTACGTAAGTTTGCAAAAGATGTATGGGAGAATAAGTGGCAATGGCGATTGAAAATGCGATTCTTGGGAATTTGGTATACAATGAAGAATACGGTCGCAAATGCATTCCCTTTCTCAAAGAGGAATATTTCACATCGCAAGATCAAAAAACTGTATTCCGACTCATCAAAGAATACGTAGACAAGTACAATGCGTTTCCGTCTAAAGAAGCTCTTGCTATTGATCTATCGAACAAGGATGGTATCAGCGAAGAGACTTTTAAAAACTCTAAGGAATTGATCATTGCGTTTACAGAAGACAAAGACACCAAAATCGATTGGCTCTTGGACCAGACAGAGAAGTTCTGCCAAGACAAAGCAGTCTATAATGCGATCATGGCGTCAATCGGGATTCTTGATGATAGCACTGGGAAAACCTCAAAAGGGTCAATACCTCAGATACTCTCCGATGCACTTGCTGTATCGTTTGACACACATATTGGTCATGACTTCCTTGAAGATGCGGAGTCACGCTATGACTTCTATCACGCCAAGGAAGTTAGAATCCCGTTCGACCTCGACTACTTCAATAAAATCACGCAAGGTGGGCTTCCTCGTAAAACGCTAAACATTGCATTGGCTGGCACTGGTGTAGGTAAGTCACTATTCATGTGTCATTGTGCTGCCAGTAACATGGTTAAGGGATTAAATGTCCTTTACATTACGCTTGAAATGGCAGAGGAACGTATCGCCGAGAGAATTGATGCTAATCTGTTGGATATTCCACTTGATGAATTGAAAATTATCCCAAAAGATATATATGATAAGAAAATTGCTCGTGTTAAAGGTAAAACTACAGGCAAACTTGTTATCAAGGAATACCCTACAGCCTGTGCAGGTTCAGCCAATTTTCGTCATCTATTAAATGAGATGAAAATTAAGAAAAGCTTTGAACCAGATATTATCTACATTGATTATCTGAATATTTGTATGTCGTCGAGGATTAAACATGGAGCCAACGTCAATTCTTATACCTATATCAAAGCAATCGCAGAAGAGCTACGAGGGTTGGCAGTTGAGTTCAATGTACCCGTCGTCTCTGCGACTCAAACAACTCGAAGCGGATATTCGAGCAGCGACTTGGGATTGGAAGATACATCAGAATCCTTTGGACTCCCAGCCACAGCTGATTTTATGTTTGGACTCATTTCCAACGAACAGCTACAAGAGCAGAATCAAATTTTGGTTCAGCAACTTAAGAATCGATATGGTGATCCTGGGTTTAATCGTAGGTTTATTCTTGGGGTGGATCGCAGCAAGATGCGTTTATATGATGTAGAACAGTCAGCCCAAGATGGGTTGCTTGATGGTCCAAACTCTGATAATAACAAATCTGTATTTGATAATTCTAAGTTTGGTAATGAAGACAGTGAGCGAGGTAAACCAAAGAATAAGTTCAATAAAAATATGTTCGAGGGATTTAAGTGACAGAAAAAATAATCAAAGGATTCGTGATTGTTCCTCCTGGCGATGCGGCATATGCGCTTGGATACTGGACATTTGCTCCTACTGCTAGTGAGGCTTGGTATAGAAAGCTAGGACATGAAGTACCTGACATCGAGCGTCCTTATCGTATTCAGGCGTGGCATGATAGAGGACATAGACTAAGAGAAGCAACACTTACCATTCATCCTGGCGAGGATGAGATTGAGGCCAACAATGGTAAATCTCCCAGTACTGGTATACAGCAAGCAACTGATTCACAGTAACACCCAGTCTAGTTATACAGAGTTTGAACAAGAACCACCAATCGAAACAGTTATTGATCCAGTTGATGTTAAGGATCGTGTCATGGAATACCTTGGCGCTGTACTTGCAAGATGTTGGTATGATAAAGAGCTCTTGTATGGGCTTGAGCACCATGCTCATAAGGCTCTAAGGCATATTGGTATTCTACTGCCGAATGAATTAGAAATAACAATAGAGAGGAAAAATCGTCAACGCCCAAAATTAATTATTCATGAATGGAACACTGAACGAACATTCAAACGTCGTGTCTGCTATTTGCAGATGATTATGTTAGCTGGGAGATAACAATGAAGCGTAAGATGAATTATAATCTTGTTGAAGGTCATGCTGATAAGAAAATGTATGATGTGCTTGAGGAAACAACCAATCAGGTTATCAAGTCATTTCCGGGTGATAAGTTTTTAGAAGCTCGTGCATTCATGCGCCATTTGAATTTAGGTGGAGGTTTTGATGGGTTTTCTCCAACTTTTTTTGTTAAAAGTGTAAAATCTTATATAAATAAAAATACGTAATAAACATGTACGCACAGTAATATCTGTTGCAGAGGCACGAGTCGAGGAGACACGGAAAAGTTGAGAGTATACGGTGGGGTTCCGCTCAACCATGTTTGACGTCAAAGGCGAGTCTGAAAAGGCTCGCCTTTTCATTTATAGAATAATATAAATATAAAAAAACTTCGCAGGGATAATCATGATCAATTTCAAAGAATTTATCGTTGAAGATAGAAAAAAGCCAGAAGGTCTTCATGCCTTTGATATGGACGAAACATTATTTGCCCATGATCATCATAAACTTAGAGTACATGTTTTAGATCCTTCTGGTAGAAGAGTTAAAACGTTATCTAATCAAGAATTTAATACACACCAACTTACTCCTGGTCACAAATATGATTTCAGTGAGTTTAGAAGTTCTGATGTTTTTACACAATCAGCAAAACCTATTCGTAAAATGATTGCTAAATTAAAAGCAATACAAAAGAATGGTGGTAAAACATCAATTCTTACTGCAAGATCTGATCTTGACGATAAAGATAAGTTTGCTCATCATTTAATGAAATATGGCATTGATATTGATAAGACGCATGTTTATAGAGCAGGTAATCTTGAAGGTAAACCAGCTGATACCAAAGCAGCTGTTATGCGAGATATATTAAACAAGGCTGGGCATAAGAAAGTTCACTTATATGATGATAGCACAGACAATTTAGATAAATTTTTAAAGTTAAAAAAAGAATTTCCGGAAACAGAGTTTCATGCGCATCATGTACAACATGATGCAGAAACTGGTAATGTTAATGTAACTACTACTTCATTGACAGATAAACCTTCCGATAAAGAAAAAGAAAAGGCTAAGAAATAATGTTAAATTTTGGAAAATTTCTAGAAAGTTTATTAGAGGCCAGAGCTAAAAAAGCACCTAAAGAAAAAGAATTCAATCTTAATGATGCTAAGGGCAAGCTTTATGAAATTCTTGCTGGATCTCATCTACAGCATGGAACCCATAAGACTGGTAGACCTAATAGTATGATAACTCATTATCGTGACGAAGAAGGTAAATCTCCTCAAGACGTTCATGATTATATTAAAAAAGAATTAGAAGCACGTCAACCTGGATTATATAAAGAAATCAATCAACATGCTATTGAAGGCGCTAGTCATATTCGTGATCAATTAGCTGCACATGGTCATACTAATATAGGTGATACAGCCTGGACCTCTCAACCTGGCGATCATAATAAATTTACTGGTGAAGACGATCCAAATTCTGATGCTGATATTATGGTTAAAGGTAATAACGGACCTGTTGGTTTAAGTTTAAAGTATGGTAAAACTAAGGATATGAATTTAAGAAATCCTGGTCTCGAAACACTTGAAAAAGCTGGTGGTTTAAAGCCAGGTGCCTTAGACGAATTAAGAAAAGAACATCAAAGAAATTTAGAGTTTTTTGATATTCAGGGGCATGATCATTACAAACAACTTAAAGCTTCGTCTAACCCAGCAGAAAGAGCTCAGGCTGATGCCGCTAATAAGTCAGCTCTTGAAACTCAAAGAAAAATGGCAAAAATGGTTGCTGATGGCCTATCAGCAAGAGCAGAAAAAGATCCAGAATTTTTAAGAAATCATGTTAAAAGTACAATTGCCCCCCAAACTACATTTCAGCATTTTAGATTACATACTAGACCAGATGGAAAAGGTGGAGCAACACATCATTTATCAGACATGCAAGATGATGCATCTAAATTAGATGATTTTGAAGATTTTAGAGTAGTACCACATGATGGTACAACTATATCTTATAGAATAGAAGGTAGAAGAAAAGGAAAAAGGGAAGATGGTTCTGATCACCCTTATGAACCAGTTCTTGATCAGGGTATTAAAAAAGGAAGTGGTCCGACTAAAGGTTTCGCTGGTATGACCAAAGCGCCATTCCTAACTAGAAAAGATAAAGGTAAAGCATTAGTTACCCCACCACCTAAACCAAGAACAAAATCAACTCCAGTTAAACCAGCTCCAGCCGAAGATCCTAGGATAGCTGCTATGTCAACTGATGGTGGAAGAGAACCACCAGAACGTATTGTTGCTAATAGCACTCATAGCGGAAAGAATTTCTATGCTCCGCACGAACTCCAAAAATAATAAAGGTAAGTTCAATGACAATGATTAATTTTTCACAATTTCTTTATGAAGCTAAAACAACAGCTGAAACGACAGCAAAAAGAACTCACCTTGAGCACCCAGGCGATTTGGCTTTTGATGGTCATGATAGCATAGCACAAGCAGAGAATCACCTCAGAGAATTTCACAAAGCTATGCTTGGTAAAAAATCAGGCGTAAAACTATCTACCAAATATGATGGCGCTCCGGCTGTTCATGTTGGTATGGACGAAAACGGTAATCACCTCATTGCTCTTAAAGCTTTATTTAATAAAAATCCAAAAATATATCGTACAGAAGCTGATATTGATAAAGATTATCCTCCAGAACACCCACTAAACAATATATTAAAACAAGCACAACGTCATCTTCCAAAAACTATGCCAAAGGATATGAAGCCTGGTGAGTGGTATAAGGGGGACATTCTTGGTACTAAGGGTGGTGATAGAGAACCAAAAAGAGAAAAAGGTTTCATAACAACTCAACCTAATGTTCTTAAATACAAATATCCTGCAGATTCTCAGGAAGGTAGAGAATTAGCTGATTCGCAAATTGGTGTAGTTTGGCATACCAAGTTCGATAAAAATGGCCAGGCTGATGCTATATCAGATAAGGATAAAGCAAAGTTTTCTCGTAGTAAGGATGTGTTTACTGCTGATCCAGAGGTTAAAGCAAACCCATCAAATTATACACCAGAAGAACAGGCTCAATTTGAAAATCATATGGAAAACGCCCGTCAAGAATATGGAAAGGTAAAGCCAGACGCACATGATAGACTTGCTGGTCATAATGCTACATTGAGAACATATATTAATCAAACTGTTCGTACTGGGGAAGATCCTTCACATGAAGGGTATATACAACATCTTATGAATAGACAAAAGAAAGATGTTGATTCTGTTAAAACACAGGCAGCAAAAGATAGAAAAATACAACAACATGCTGAATTTGCACAACAAGCAACAGCAAATAAAAAAGATATAGAAAGTCTTTTAAAATTACATCACCATTTAGAATCTGCAAAAAATGTTCTTGTTAATGTTGCTGATAAGAATAGCCCATCTTCTAATGAATTGCCTGATGGTACACCATATGGTCATGAGGGTTATGTCACAACCGATAAAAGCGGTAATGCCATAAAACACGTTAAAAGAAAAGATGATGCATCAGGGCCAGCATTTTCTAATGTATTATTAAATGGCGGTGGTGCTATTGGCAAAGCAAGAGCTTCTGCGCCACAGCAGGTTCAAGAAGCAACTAATACTGCTCCACCTATTGACCCAAAAAAAGCATTTGTTTTCCCAGGGAGATATAATCCAGCACACGAAGGACACGTCGAAGGTGCAATGAAAAGCGCTGCAGCTGCTAGAGAAGCTGGTGCTTCATTTCACGTGCTTGCTACACATACCCATAATAGAGATAATCCATTAACACCTGAACAAAAAATGGAACATTTAAGAACAGCAATGCCTGGTATCGATATTCGTCAAACTTCTCCTGATAGCCCAAGCATATTACATCATGTTGCTAATTTGTATAATCAGGGTATAAGAAACTTAACAGTTGTTGGTGGACCAGAAAGACAACAGGGTCATTTGGATCTTCTCCGTAAATATGCAGGCGTAAAGGGAGCGCATGGGTATTATGGTGATGACATGACCATAAACAGTGCTTCTACTGGTGATAGAGACCCAGATGCTGAAGGCGTAGTTGGCGCTTCGGGCACTGCTATGAAAAGACATGCAGGAAATAACGATTTTGATAGTTTTTCTAAAATGGCTTCTCCATATCAAACGCCTGAACAGAAAAAGAAAATGTTTGATGATGTTAAATCTGGTATAGCTAAATTCCCAGCAAAAAAAGTAAAAGCAATTAAAGAAGAAAAAAACCTATCGTTTAAATCATTCATCCAAGATAGATAATTTATAAATAGAATTGTTAGTGCAGTATAGGCTACGGCAGACCTGCAAGTTCTTGGATAAGCCTAAAGGGAAACTCCAATGGTTAAAAAGTTTAAGACATTTGATCCTCAGCTAGTAGTTGTAGAACACGCAGGGTCTGCCGTATGTCTCACTAACGAAGCAAAGCTTTCATTATATAAAAAATCACAAAAATCAGGTTATTCGACAAATATACTCGAAGAAGTATATTATCGTGGATATCATATATGGAACGAATCATTTGGCCAAACTCCAGAACAGTTTGCATTTGATCGTGTTAACTCATTTATCTCTGGTGGCTTCGCATTAGATTTAGATAATGATTTATTAGAAGACGGCAAGGGTTATAAAAACCCAACTGGTGGCTTGACTCAAAAAGGTCGCGACCATTATAATAGAACAACTGGTAGTCATTTAAAGGCACCTGTAACAACCCCTCCATCAAAATTAAAAGCAGGATCAAAAGCTGCCAATCGTCGCAAATCATTTTGCGCTCGTATGGGTGGCGTTGAGGGTCCAATGAGAAAGCCAAATGGCGAGCCAACTAGGAAGGCATTAGCATTGCGTAAGTGGAACTGTGAAGAAACTCAAATTGATGAAAAGCGTGGTTTGTGGGATAATATTCACGCAAAAAGAGAACGAATCAAACATGGTTCCGGTGAACATATGCGTAAGCCAGGATCTAAAGGTGCTCCAACAGCCGCTGCATTAAAAAATTCACAGAATGAAGAAAAGAAAATACACGTTGGTAAACATTTTAAAAATGCAGAATCGTCAGAACTACAATCAAACAACCCTAATGACCCTGATTCAAGATTTGATGGTACAACAGCTGGTGCTAATACATATAGAAAATTGACTCCAGGCCAAACAATTAAAAATGTTGTTAGAGAAGCAAGATTAATTGAAATGTCAACACCATTAGGTACAACTGGTAAAAGAGCTAATGTACATATGAATTATGGTCCAATTCGTAACGCTGCTGGTAAGATAATCAGAACACCGATTCATAAAAGTAGTAGTGGAGCTGGTGGTGGTTCTTCTGGTGATGCAGAAGAATAAATATATTCAGGGTTGATCCCTAATTTAATATTGAAGGAGAAATTAAGATGGAAACATTTATTGGATTAGTTCTGTTGGGTGGTATTGGTTATGCTATTTACAGAATGACAAAGAAAAAAGAAACAGTGCAGGAAACCGTAGTTGATAAGGCTGGAGAAGAGATCAAGGCTAACATTGATGCTAAGACAGAAGAAGCTTTTGTTAAGGCAATGGAAAAATCTGCTAAGATTATTGATGTGCCAAAGGAAAGCGCAGAACTTCTTGATAAGGTACAGGATGCTATAATGGCAGAAGCTAAAGAAGCAGCTTCTGAACTTGCTAAAACTGTTGAACCAGCTGTAAAAAAGACAAGAAAAGTAAGAACAAAAGCAAAGGCTATTGAAGCTGTTGTTGAGGCTAAGGTGGAAAAGTTAGAAACAGCTGTAAAGAAAACAAGAACAAAGAAAGCAAAGTAATATGGATGAACTTATTCAAGAAATGAAGGTATCGCTTGCAAGCACCTTCGCCTTTTATTTAAAGGCTCATGGATTTCATTGGAACGTAACTGGGGCTAATTTCCCTCAGTACCATGAATTTCTTGGCGATCTTTGGGAAGAGTCATTCGGGGCAGTCGATCCACTCGCAGAACACCTACGTACATTAGAAGCATATGCACCTGCTTCTTTGTCTCGTTATACCGAGTTATCGATTGTTTCGGATGAACTCAATATTCCTGCCGCTATGTCTATGATGTCTAAGTTGCTTGCTGATAATAGTAAGTTGATTGAACAATTAACTAAAACACAGGCTCTTGCTGAAACAGAAAAGAAAATGGGGTTGGCTAACTTCCTACAAGATCGCATCGATGCCCATGAAAAACATGGTTGGATGCTTCGTTCGATTACAAAGGCGTAAGATGAAAAAGAAATACACTAGTTTAGAACACGCTATTAGAACCGCAATTACTGAAGGTGGTGTTGGATTTGGTACCAAGGGTGGTGATAAAGCCAAGGGAACTGGTGGTGCTTTCTACAATAGATACAGTTCTAAAAATGGTGGTCATTCAGCCGCTGGTGCAAGAATAGCTGCCAAGGACGCTGGTAAAGAAAACATTAAGATGGAAGATGCTGGTGTTCCAAATGAAGGTAATGCCACACCAACAGCCAAAGCATATGGATCTTTCGATGAAGATGGCAAGAAAAAGATCAAAGAAGAAACTGATCGTGAATCAGTTGAAAATGTATCAAGAAGTGGTAAGTCTGACCGTAAAACTGTTTACAATGTTGCTCGCCTTGGTAAAGGTACTCTTACTAAGAAAGCTGAGATTGAACGTAAGATAATTGATGAAAGCAATAAGAAACTTGCTAAGGTAGTTAAGAAAACTAAACTTGGTGCTACAGGAACTACTAAAGATTATGGTGATGTAGTATTTAACCCTCCTTTAAATAAAGTTAATATTGATGAAGACAATTTAGCCCCAGGGATTGCGGGTTCTGGTTGGGATCCAGCTGAATTAGCTAAGTTAAAAGCCGCAAATATGGCAAAACGTAAACCAGGAACAACCCCACCAGCTTCTACAGATGATGAAAAAACTCCTGCTCCTGCAGATTTAAAAATAGGTCAATCTGTTCCTAATAGTGGTGCCGAAAAAAATCAAGCAGCTGTTGATGATGTAGGTAGTAGACTAAGAGGCGGAAGAAAAATCGAAATGCCTGATGATGAAACTATCGCCAGCAGAAACGAAATAGGTAAAGCTGCTTTGAAAACAATGGCTAGTTTTACACCAGCTGGATTACCTATAGCAGCGCATGATGCATATCAAAATATAAAACAAGGAAATTATAAAGATGCTGCTGTTGATGCACTTGGTGCTCTTCCAGGAGTTGGTGGGTTAATTAAAGGAGCTGGTACAGGAGCAAGGGTTGCAAGGGTTGCAACAAATGTTGCTGCTCCAGCTGCAGCTGTTGGTGCTTCTCTGATACCAAGCGCAGCTGCTGCAGATAATGAGAAACCACCAGTGTCAGGTCAAGCAAAAGTAGAAACTCCTCCAGTAACTACTTCTTCACCACCAAAGGCAGAAGCTCCTGTAAAACCACCAGTGTCAGGTCAAGCAAAAGTAGAAACTCCTCCAGTAACTACTTCTTCACCACCAAAGGCAGAAGCTCCTGTAAAACCACCAGAAAAAGTTGAACCACCTCCGCAGCCTGCACCAAAGCCACCAGAACCAGCAAAACCAGCAACACCAGCGCCACAAACTAGACAGGCTGTTCAAGCAGCTAAGGGCGAAGGCAAAGTAGGAACTGCATTGGCTGGGTTTGGTGTAAGCAAACAAGACAGAAATAACCAAGAATTTGTTACTAAAACATTGGGTGATAAGTATAAAGCTGGTAGTGCTGCCTCAAATATGGCATTACAAAAACATTTTCAATCTCAGCCTAAAGTTGACCCAACAACTCAACAACAGCAGCCACAAGAACCGCCAAAGAGTGTAACCCCAGAGCCACCAAAGCCTCCGGAAAACACTGCTACTTCTAAAACACCAGAGCCACCAACACCAGAAACAGAATCTGGTGGGAAAAAGAAAAAAGTTAATGAATCAGCATTGATTGAAGCATTTTTAAAATTTCAACGAAACTATAAATAATTCTATTTTAAGGGGTAATTAAATGACAAATAGACCAAAATCAATCGCTGATGCTCTTGCCGAAGTTCAGCATAAAGTTAATGAAGAAAGAAGAATGCGTCTTGCTAAGATGGCAGAAACATACTTAGATGAAGCTGGTAAAGCTGATACTGTTAAAGCATTTTTCTCTTCTATAACAAAAAAGAAACCAGCGCCTGGAACTCCAGGAGTAGGTCCTCAACCTGAATTCAATACACCAAAGCCAGTTGCAGGAACTGGAGCTCAACCAGGATATAATAGTCCTGTTGGTTCCGGTCAACCAGCTTCTGGTGCCAAACCTGCTCCTTCTTCTATGGCTCCTGAAGGAAAACCAGGCGCTGCACAACCAGATTATAATACACCAAAGCCAGTTGCAGGAACTGGCCCACAACCTGGAGCACCTGCACCCACACCATCAACTTCTGTTCCTTCTGCTGGTAGTAGAACAGCTGCTCCAACTCCTTCTTCTACCGCCGTATCAGCTGCAGCAGATGATGCCAAAAAAGTTACGAAAATAGCTAATGGTGTTGGTGCAGTTACTGGTGCAGGTATTATTGGTGCTGGCGTTATGGCAACTAAGGGAAACGTGTCACCAACAGCTAATGCTGCTTCTGCTCCAGTTGGTGGTGGAAGAAGTCAAGGGCCAGGTGGACCAACTAATCAAGGAGAAAGAGATGCTGCTGCTGCAAATAGAACAGCTCCTGCTCCAGTAAGATCTGCTCCAAAAGCTGCTCCTGCAGCCCCTAGAAATCCTGATCCACAAAATCTTGGAAGTTTTTCTACAAATAATAACAGTAAATATGGATATGCTGCTCCTGGGTCAGACGAAGATACAGCAGCTAACTTCTTTGCTTCATCTAAACGTCAGATGGCAGATAGAGCAGGTAACGGAGAAACAGAAGATGGCGGCAAATCAAAAGGAAAGAAAAAGATGTCAGAATCTACTATGATCGATGCATTCCTAGCTCTTCAAAATACAAAAGCTGGTAACGTATTCGAAGCTGCTAAGAAGTTGAAGGGTAATCAGGATAAGCTTGATAAGAACCATAATGATAAGCTTGACAAGCAGGACTTCAAGATGCTTCGTGGCGAGAAGATGGAAGAAGATGTCGAACATGTTGAAGAAGAAAGAATGTCAAAAGGTAGAAAAGACGCTCTTGCTAGAAAAACTTCTTTCACTGCAGATCCTCCAAGAAAACTCGAACCAGAGCCAAAGAAAACTAAGTCTGAAAAAATTAAAGACTATCGTGCTGATCGCGATAAAAATGGTGAAATGGAAGAGTCAATTTTCTCCGAAGCAGAGCTAGAGCACATCGCTTCTATCCTCGAAATTAACGATCAAAGCGTTTCGGCCAGACAGCTTACTGACGAAGAAACAGAAGCACCAGCAAAGCGTGGTCGTGGTCGCCCAGCAGGTTCAAGATCAGGTTCAACTTATGGTGACGAAGGTCCTGCTGAACCAAAGCGTGTTGCTGCTCAAATTCGTGACGTTAAGTCTTACTTCAATGACGATAAGAAAGAAGTTGTTAAGGTTACTCACCCAACTAAGGGTTCAACTCATGAAGTTGGTATTAAGGCAGCTAATGATTTCAATAGAGATTATGCTAGTGCAGGTAAACCAGCTCATAAAGACGCTGTCGAAGCTGCCTTTGTTAAGAAACATATGGGCGGCTAATAATGGCTATTAAAGCTGGTAGATTTATTGTAGATGGTAATGATATTACCCCACAGCCAAAATACGAACAACCAAAAGTTGTTGAAATAAATAGACCTATCAAGTCTCAAATTGAAGCGGCTGCGACTAATGAACATCCAGTTTTAATAGTTAACGGCAAAGAAAAGAAGGTTAGCAAGCGTTCCGCTTACATGCTGGATATGCTAACCTTAGATGATGAATAATATAAATAATAAAAACAATTCCTAGGAGGAAACTAAAATGGCACAATGGGGTAGAAACGATCAGGCTGTTACTGCTAACAGCACTACTACTAAAGAATCTTCAACTGGCGCACCTATCGGTACTTACGCACTTGTAAATGGTGGCGCTACTTCAAATATTGCAACGATTTCAGCTGCACATACACCAAACGGGCACTTTGGTAACACATCTTCTGGTTCAAGAGCAGCTATTGATGCTGCTATGTTCGGTAACACAACTCAGAATGCATTTAGATCAGGTGTAGCTGTTGGTATATTTGGTGTTGGTGCGAATAATGGTGGCGCTGCTGGTGTAGAAATGGCAAACAATAGCGCCAGAGCAATTGCACATGCTGGTTGGGTTCTTCGTACAGTTGGATCTGGTGGTCGTGCTGGACGTGTACAGTATGAAACACTTGTAGCTATGGGATCACTTGGTGCACAAACTGCTGCTTATGGTACTGCTGCTCTAGTTGCTGATGCTTCGGACGATACACAAATTCCTGACGCATAATAGTTAGGAAATCGAATGTCTGACAATAGTAAAAAAGTATCGGAATTACCTCAAGCAGCTAATGCTGCAAGTACTGACAGGGTCTTAATCCTTCGAGACCCTTCAGGTTCTCCTTCATCCAGAACTATTACTGTCGCAAACTTAGCATTAGGATTTACATTTTCTAATAGTGTACCATCTACATCCAATTCTACTGGAACAGCTGGCACTATTAGATATAATGATACTTATTTGTATGTTTGTGTAGCAAATAATACTTGGAAAAGAGCAGCTCTTACAACTTGGTAAATGATGAATGATGATTTGACTGATAAGAATTTTTTATTATATTGTGCCGCAAACTATAGTAATGTTCAATACGCTTCAACAGAAGATTTTATTGAAGATTTAAATAGAATAAAGTACATTAAAAAATTAATAACTAGATATATTGAGAATGGTGATTTGAAAGAGAGGTTAATTCTCAATCATATAATCATTCTCAATAATTGTTTCGGACCAGAGCATTTAACAAGAATATTATATTTAAAATTGAAACCACAAATGAAATATATAAAACCTTTTCTTGTTCTAATTAATGTTATACCAGAAATAATACACAATGTTGATGGTGAACACACAATAGAAACAGATAATATACCAATGGATGACTTGATAGTAGCAAGGTTAAGGAAAATTTAATGGATAAGTCTCTACAAGACGTACAAAAATTTATAAAATTTGCTGCTAAAGAGTTAAACTTGACTAGTTTACCTCATATCCATTTCGTGGGTAAAGAAGAAAACTCTAAAAATGCATTCGGTCATTTTACTAACAAAAAAGGTCAAGATGACGTTTATATTAGAATTACTGATAGACATCCTATAGATGTTATGAGAACTATTGCTCATGAATTAATTCATTATGGTCAAAGATTAAAGGGTCTTTCTGCTAACGAAGATCAAGCAAACGCACAAGCAGGAAGAATAATGAGAAAATTTGATACAACTTATCCATCAGTATTTAAAGATAAAGCTATCCTTAACACTGTTAGAGAAGATCTTGGTGTAGTTTCTAACGTTCCTACTAATACTACTGGTCCTGCTATTTCTAATTACGATCCTTTGATTCAGTTTAAAAACACTGGCTCTATGTTTAAAAGAAAACAACCAAAGGGTTTGAGAAATATCGTTAAAAAAGAAAAGCAGTTAGAAAGAAGAGCAGAAACGAGGAATGATCAGTAATGGAAGATCTTTCTTCTGTAGAAAAAAGGCAAGATCGAATAGAGATTGCCATCACAAGACTGACTGATATATCCAGTGATCTTAACAAGATGCTGGCTGTTCACGAACAGCGTTTGACGCAGCAAGAAAAAAACATGGATAGCATAGAAAGTGTTTTAGAACGTCGTAGAGAAGAATCCGACGTCAAACTTAAAGATGTTTATGAAACAATGCGCAATGAGGACAGCAAAATTCTAAACGAACTTAACGATATGCGCAAAGAGTCTACAGAACAACACAATAAATTAACAGAAAGAATAACAACACTAGAGAATAAAGTTTTCCTTTATATCGGCGGTATATCCGTGATAGTGTTTATTTTGACTTACGGTCCTCAAATATTAAAGTTTTTAGGTAAATAACACTTGACTTTTATGACGAATAGGGTATAATAGAGTTATATTCGTTCTAATAGTGGGTAATAGATGGACTGGCTTTCCCAGAAATATATTGGTTTGGTGTCATCTCGTTTGGAGAAATTCAAACGTAAAGGTCCCAACTTGTGGAATTTTCGCTGCCCTGTTTGTGGTGATTCGCAAAAAGATAAGAAACTCGCACGTGCATATATCTATGAAAAGAAAGGTGTGTTGAGATTTCACTGCCACAACTGTAATGCTTCTGCTAATGTTCCCAATTTCATTAAAATGGTAGATCAAACTATCTACAATGAAATGCAGCTTGAAAAACTACAGGATAAGAAAACACCAGAACAAATCGATTACGAGCAATTTGTAGAAAAAATGAAAAAGCCTGTCTTCATGAAGATGGGTCCGTTGAAGGGTTTGAAAAAAGTATCACAGCTTTCGCCAGATCACAGAGTTAAGAAACTTGTAGATGCTCGCAGAATCCCAACACCATATCACGCCGTACTATTTTCTTGCCCTAATTTTAAGCAGTATACTAATAGTTTGGTTCCTGGTAAATTTGACGATAGTTCTCTTGAACGCGATGAAACTCGCCTTCTTATACCCTTCATGGATGCTAATAAAAATGTTCACGCCTTCCAAGGTAGAGCTTTGGGTGAATCGAAAGTTAAATACATCACGATCATTCTTGACGATTCAATTCCAAAAGTTTATGGTTTGGACAAAGCTAATTTTGATAGGACTGTATACGTTTTTGAAGGTCCAATTGATAGTATGTTTGTTCCTAATAGTATCGCCACTGCTGGTGGTGATCTTGTATCTGCGGTCTCCTCATTCGAGAAAAACAACTTGGTCATCGTTTATGATAACGAGCCAAGAAATAAAGAAACTGTTAAGAAACTTGACAAAGCTATTATGCAGGGGTATAAAGTATGTATTTGGCCAGACAATATGGATCACAAAGATATTAACGATATGGTTCTGGCTGGGTTATCCTCCGAATTTATCAAACATATCATTGACACGAACACCTACCGTGATCTTGCCGCGAAGCTGGCACTAACTAAGTGGAGCAAAGTATGACCGATATTGTTGAGCGAATCGACAAGTTGATAAAAGGTTGGGAACGTGAGTATGGTATCACAAATCAAACGATGGTTGATGCTAAAGATACAATCATTCGTTTGCGAAGTGGACCTGGTGGTATTATGGAAATGAAACAGACGATTGCTGATAAAGAAAACGAATTGAACGAATGTAATTTAGCATTTAATGCTCAGGTTGAAGAAAATTATCTCCAATCTCTAGATATTGAACGACTAGAAACTGAAATTGATGGATTGCGAAAATTGCTGGATTTGGTATATAAACATGATTGCAATTTGCTAGATCATTTGAGAGGATGGAAGTGAATGAAATATTCTTTGGTTCGTCAAGACGGCACTGCTGGTGACTCTGGCCCTATGTGCCAAATTTTAGACGAGGAAACATATCAGCCTATTCCTGGTTGTTATTACCCTCGAGTCGGTTGCGGTGTGCGTGTGGGTTCGTTATATGCCCGCACATATTCAGCACAAGACTATTGGCAAACTACTCCTGTCACAGAAATCACTGACGAGTGGGTTGATGATGACGGTTTCCGGAATATGAGATTCAAAACCAAAAACTCTACATACATTTGGAAAGAATTCTAATGCCTGGTTATCAATCCAAAAAAATGATGGCCGAAAGCCGAGTGCCTGTACCAGATTTAGATTATCACTATAGAGAGACTTCAGAAATGGAAATGGAAAAAAAGAATCCTGGCTTATTTTATAATCTCCGTCATTTGAAAACGTTTAGAGATATGACGGGTAATGACAATGGTGGTATTTGGAGCATTATTTGGAAAGACGGTTCTGAACCGATGATCTATAATGATCGAGACAAATCGATTTCTTTTTATGTACCAGATATTCATCTCGCTGAATATATCGTTTCACTACATAATATGTCTGAACGAATGATTAAAGAGGTAGAATCAAAGTATGATGGGAGTCTATAATGGGTTACCGTGATACATATAGAACAGCATCTGTAGAAGTTGATGTTGATTTTGATCTAGATAATTTCGATGAGCAAGATTTGATTGATTACCTTGAAGATAAGGGATACACTATCATAGAAGGTAAAGATCAATCTAAATTCGAAACTTTCGAGCAACTTGATAAAAGAATTTGGAAACTCTACCAAACGTTTATGTTAGACAAAGGCGATAACAATAATATGGATCGCGAACTTCGTAATTTTTTCTCTGAATATTATAATAAGGTGAGTGTATGACTGCTAAAATTATCGCTGTAACTGAACCAAAGCTTTGGACAGACGCTCCAGGCGAACCACAAAAGCTTACTGTTGACGAGTTTATTGCTTATGTCGCTCGTGTAAGTAATCCATCAAATCAAAATAACACGTTGACTGCACCAAAGCTGCTTCGCTATTTGGCAAAGCATAAGCATTGGTCGCCGTTTGAAATGGTCAATGTGGTTATGGAAATAAATACCACTCGTGATATTGGTCGTCAGATTCTTCGTCATCGTTCCTTTACCTTTCAGGAATTTAGTCAACGCTATGCGGATCCAACCAAAGATATGGGTTTCGTCACTCGTGAAGCCCGTTTGCAAGATACAGCCAATCGCCAGAATTCCGTCGAAACTTCCGATGAAGTATTACAGCGAGACTGGGGATTTATCCAAGAAACCCTTATTGAAAAAACGAAATATGCCTACCAGTGGGCTATCGATAACGGTATAGCAAAGGAGCAAGCACGTGCTGTATTACCTGAAGGACTTATTCTTAGCCGCATGTATATGGCTGGCAGTCTTCGCTCTTGGATTCATTATTGCCAGTTGAGAATGACAGAAGGCACTCAAAAAGAGCATCGCGAAATCGCTCGCGATTGTTGGTATCAAATCACTGAAGTTTTTCCTTCCCTTAAAGATGCATTGGACATTTGATGAAAAAGCTTGTTATGGTTGACTGCCTTTCGCAGTTTCGTATTCGTTATTGTGTCGAAGTAGAGGATGATATCGATCATGCTCTTGATGAGATTATTTGTAACTACAGCGAAATGGAGTTTCAAGAGTTTTCTCAGGAACATCTTCTTCCCAGCCCTATTTTCGTTTCACACAGGGAAATAAGCAAAGAAGAATATCTTCGTATGTTTGATGAAGATAATGATTATTTGAAGAGTTGGACTGAAGAGCAAAAGTTCAAATTCATCAATAAGATTAACTATGAGAAGCCAGATATTATTGGTGGATGATGGAAGTATCTATTGAAGAAATTAGAGAGCTTCAGCTTAGGCTCAGGTCTATACCGCATTTAGAATTAAATATGCATTATGACGCAGAACTTATGACTGAAGAATATCTAAATCTTCAAAATAAGTATGGCGTGAAAGGATATAATGCTGATTATGCCATGCTTACCAATTATTACAAAGATCGTTGGCTTGGTATTTCTCTAAACTCAGAGGACGGCGAACTATATACTGAGTTGAAAGTTCGTGATAGAAATAACGACGCTCAAAGTTTTAAAATCACTAAGGCAGGAGAAGATTCTCCATATTTGATGGAAGTTTTGAGATCTTTGGGTTCTGAAAATAAAAGAGCTAGAGTATTGGTTCTAGCGCCAAAATCCACAGTTGGTTGGCATTCGCATTATATAAATTATCAGAAGGAAGAACATTTACAAGTTACGCAAGTACCATTTGTTGTTCCTGAGAATTTTAAATATGTAGTAATGAATGGGTTAGATTACGCATTCAGTGATTTTACAAAAGCACCAAAGTTGTACAGCAAGGAGTATTTTCCAGGCTCTGCATATATTTTTAATTCTTATCACTACCATAACGTGTTCAACAATTCTAACGACTACCGTGTAACTTTAGAATTTCATACTGATCTTTCTATTAGAAAAACTTTTGATATTGTGAAAAACGCAGTAGATGCTTATGAAGGTCCATTAATTTAAAAGAGGTAAACATGATCAACACAGTAACAGTAACAAAAAGAAATGGGCGAAAAGAGCATTTAGACTTAAACAAATTTCACAAGGTTGTGGCTTGGGCTTGTGAAGGTATCAACAGTGTTTCTGAATCAGAAATCGAATTAAAGTCGCACATTCAATTCTATAATGGTATTAAAACATCAGACATTCAAGAAACTTTGATCAAGGCAGCAGCTGATCTTATTAGCGAGGATACTCCTGGGTATCAGTATGTCGCTGGTCGCCTTATTAACTATCATCTAAGAAAGCAGGTTTATGGTGACTACAACCTTCCTACTCTTGTTGCTCACATTGATAATGTTATTAGCGCTGGATATTATGACAAGAATATTAAAGAATGGTATTCTATTGATGATATGGTTATTCTTAATTCTTATATTGATCACAAGCGAGACTTTTCTATCGCTTATGTTGGCATGGAGCAGTTTCGTGGCAAGTATCTAATCAAAAATCGCTCGACTGGAAATATATTTGAAACACCACAGTTTTGTTATATGCTCATTGCGATGGTTCTATTTCGCAATTATCCAAAAGAAACACGTTTGAAATGGGTAAAGGATCTATATGACGCAACATCTACTTTTGAAATTTCGCTGCCGACTCCTATTATGGCAGGTCTCCGCTCGCCTCAGAAACAATTCTCTTCGTGCGTCCTTATCGAGACAGATGACAGCCTTGATTCAATCAATGCTTCAGCTTCCGCAATTGTTAAGTATGTGTCTCAAAAAGCTGGCATTGGTATTAATGCTGGTCGTATTCGTGCTCTCGGCTCTCCCATTCGCGCT